TTCCCATAGAACCTCACGGTTCTACGAAAGTCCACCGACCGATACCCTAACAGAGTGTCGGCCGGCGAGGTCCCTTCGAGCCGGATTTCTCCGGTCTCAGGGGACACTTGGACTCTCCCTCAGGCCAGTTGTTTAGGCTGGTCCGACCACCGCCCTAAAGGGGTGATCTCCACCCAAGTTTTGTGCTAGACGACTTGGGGCGTCCGTAACGCTCCAGGTGGTCACTCAGAACTAGAGGTGTGTCGCCTCCAGGCTCCCCTTGGCTGGGGAGGTCGAAGCTGTCTGAGCGCCACGGATGATTAGTCCGTAGCCACTCATCAGCATCCAACCTGAGCAAACACTTGAGGAGGGCACCAGGCCCCTCTAGATGATCCAGAGGAGGCTTGGCCTTCACCACATAGCCCCTGACTAGGGGGCTGTGAAGGGTTGGGTGCAGCCGCTGGGTTTCGTAACCCAGAAAGCTCACCCTGCCCAATACTGGAGAAGTCGGCAAAACGACTGGATAGTGCTTAAGCAACCGCTTAAGCTTAACATCCAGCCATTTGCAAGTCTCCCAGTAACCACTCATATAGAGTTGGTTCCGGAGACTCACAGCCGAAACAACTTCAGTAGCGTTACTCCGCCGTGTCGGAAAAACTTGCCGGACGCGTGTCAAAGAGACATCGTGTCCATTAAAGTACTCCCGACCACAAGACTCTCTGAACTTTCCAGTCCAGAAAGACTTGTCCAGACCAACACGAGCACCGAAATGCTCGAGCGTCTGTACGACGGAAAGCACATGCTCCGAGGGGACAATTAAGTCGTCCCCGAAGACACGCACCGAACCGGCGTAATCGAACAGATCACGCCGGCCAAGCGGGGTGTTAAGCGATTTCTGTATCCCTAGGAAGATCAAGGTCGTAAAGACCATGGCTTCTACCGGGAAACAGAGCGCTGAACCCATAGACGCGAACTTCGACAGGCGAATTACTTCACCTGATGGAAGTTCTGCCCGCCTGGACCTAGCTGCGTCGACGGCCTCAAACAAATGAGGCCACCGATTCAACATGGCCCTGACGAGCTGATTAGACACACGATCGGAAGCGTCGCTCAAATCGAGCGTAGCAGTTCTCTGATCAAGAGAACCGCTATGAGCAAGAGCCCTGTTAGGCTCCTGATCATCGAATCCGATCACCTTCTTCAGGAAGTCATCCTGATAGAAGTGCTCGAGAAAACTACGATAGACAGCCTGCTGCATATATTGCATACAGGTCGGTTCCATCGCAATTACTCGAGGTGTCTTCAGCGTCTTAGGTACTAAGGTGACCTTTACAGGCACCTCAGCACCGGGTTCGAGGACGTCAACTTCTTTCAATAGCTCGGAAAACCGAGCATTGGGAAGAAGATACTGGTCCATCGGAAAGATGGAGCCAAGTCGTGTAGTCCAGACCCGTTGGTCGAACTTTCGGTTTCCCGAAAGCCCGTCAGCGGTTGATCCTGGACCATGCTTCGGTACAAGCCGTCCATAGTAGATATCTCTATCTACCTGGGTAAAGACTCGGCCGAAAAGCAAATTCGACATTTCGACAAAATCAGCGATATCTCTATCGCTGACCGTCGAATCGAATTCACGGACGTCCTTCTCACACTCAACGTACCCACGTATAGCAGCTGCATTCCTTGCATCACTGCAAGGAAGCTCCATCTTACCAAACATCAGTGTTAACTGACGTAAGGCTTGAATGGAAGCTATACAAGGATCGTCGAGTAACACACCGCTCTTCCGG